AAGATATTAACCTTCATATTGATGAAATTTTTATAATGAAAGAATTTAGGAAAGATAAAAAGGCTAGTGAACTAATTGATATTTTAGCGAGCATGGCCCAAGTAAATGATAAAAAATTTGTAACATGTTGTTGTGATGTTGAAAGCGTAGACAGTTCAAAAGAACAAAAAAGCGTTAAAACTGGAGCAATAAAAGCGGCTCTCTCTTATGGTTTTATACCTCATGAGGCGCATAACAGTAGATTAACTTTTCACAAGGAAGTGTAATATGGGTGGAGGCGGAGGCGGTGGCCTTATATCTAAAGCAACGGACGCGGTAGGTTTAACAGACTCTGGCGCTGGAGATAGAGCCTTAGATGCTCAGCAAGGTGCAGCGAGAAAGTCCGATAGGTTTGCGAGAAAGAAATATAGTGAATCTAAAAAGAGATTAAAGCCATACTTAGAAGGTGGTCAAAAATCGTTTTCAGATTTAATGAATTTCAACGATAACACTCAAAACTTCCAAGATGCGCAGGGGCATTTTCAAGGTCACTCTGGTGTTTTTGGTATGGAGGATTTTGAGAAGGATCCAGGCTATGACTTCCGAATGCAAGAAGGAAGAAAAAACATAGAAAGATCAGCCGCGGCTCGTGGTCGTATGGCATCAAGTGCAGGACTTAAAGCTCTTGCTAAGTTTGGTCAAGATTATGCGAGTAATGAATATGGAAATGCTAGAAACAGATTCAACGAAGATTATGGCAATGCTTATAACCGTTTTAATGCCGATAATAGTAATAAGTTTAACAGACTAAACTCACTTGCAACTTACGGAATGAATGCAGCTAACTCTATCAATGGGCTTGCAAGTAATCTTTCTAATTCATACGCAGCAACACAGGCAGGACTCGGAAATGCAGCAGCGGCAAACGAAATGAGTCGTAACCAAAATGGGCTTGGTGGTCTTTGGTCTAAAGGTATGCAATTAGGTGGAATGTACATGGGGAGCAGATAATGTTTAACACTAATATATATTCGCAAAAAACTTCACCAGACCTAGCAGGGAACGCGCAAAAAGGTTTTTCACTTGGTCAGATGATTAAAAAGAATCAACTTGGAAATAAAAAAAGAGAAGAGCAAGCAAAATATAAGCAAGCATTTTCAAATTATGTTGGTGGCGACCAAAAGGCACTCGGAGAGATGGCGAAATATAATCCTGAGATGGTTTATAAAATGCAAGACATGGAAGCCCAGAAAGAAATGAACACTCAAGACAGAGAACTCAATAACAGCTTAAAAAGGCAACAATTAAGAGAGCTTCAAAATAAAAGAAATATGCCTAAATTATCTGAAGCACAAAAGGTTTATGACAGAGAGTCAGCCAAAGAGCTTGCAAAATTTGAAGTCGGTGGCGGTGTTGCAACTGTAAATAAGAATAAAGGGTTATTGCAAAACGCTATCAGCAAACTTGGTGAAGAGGGTGATATTGCTGGGGGATTCTCTACAAAATTACCATGGTTTGGTGATGATAAACAGCAAGACTGGGTTAACCCAGACATGGCAGGGGTGCGAGATGATATTAGGAGTGCAATACAAGGCTCTTTAAAAGCCACACTTGGTGGTCAATTTACTGAAAAGGAAGCTGAACAGATGTTTGCAAGGGCTTTTAATCCGAGATTAAGTGATGATGAAAATATCAGAAGAGCTAAGTCAGTGATGTTTGAGCTTGATGGTATAGCGGATAACAAGTCAGCAGCTTCAAAATATTTAAAAGAGAATGGAACTCTATCAGGATTTCAACCACCAAAACAAAAAAGCCTCCCTTCTCACTACGACAAAAAAGGAAGCAAAGGGCAAATTGACATCATGGGAATAAGTAGCGCCTATGCTGCTGATCCTGTTGAAACTCAAAACAGAATCAAAAAAATGAGTAGAGAAGAAAAGTTGCGATTATTACAAGGTAAATAATGAAAAATGATTTATCAAAATTAAGTGATGCAGAGTTAGATAAAATGCTTATGAATAAGGTTTCAAGCGTTTCCAAGTCTAGTGACTTTAGCTCTATGAGTGATGATGAGTTAGATCAAGCATTATATAAAAAAATGTCAGCTCCTAAGCCTGCAAAAATTGATAAAGACAATGACACAATGGCGACTATTGAAGGTTTTGGGCAAGGTGCGACACTTGGTTATCTTCCACAACTGCAAGCAAAGCTCGAGCCTGTAACAGATAGAATATTCAATGCGTTTGATTTTTCAGATGATGCGGATAAAGTTGAATTGGCCCCAATATCTCAACTAACCTCTAATGATGAAAATTATATTCAATCAAGAGATTCAAATATAAGAAGAAATCAAGAGCTTCAAGAAAATAATCCATATTCTTATAACATTGCACAAGTTCTAGGTGGGGTTACAGGTGGTGCAGGTTTACCAGTCGGGCAAGCTGCAAATACTATTAAAGGAGCTTCAAAGCTAGGTGCTGCTTATGGTTTATTATCCAACCCCGAAGATGTAGAGGGAGTTGTAAATGAAATGCAATTAACTCCAAGACTTAAAAATGCTGTTGTTGGTGCAATAACAGGGGCAGGAGCACAAAAGGGGCTTGAAAAGATAGCTAAAATTTCAAAACCACTAGCTCAAAAACTTATGAAAAGCGCAGAGAGAAAAGCAGCAAAAGCGCTAGGTGCTGAACGTGGAACCATAAAGAAACTAGGTGATGATAAAGTCAGAGAGGCAGGGCGCTATGCACTTGATAATGACGTTTTAGACGCTTCCGTTTTTGGTAATACTGAGAAGATGATAAGCAAGAATAAAACAGCTCAGTCGAAGGCTGGGGAGCTTATGAGTGATGTTTATGACCAGATAGATGATAATGGTCTAAGAGAATTTAGCCCATTAGATGCTGCTGCAAAAGTAGATGACCAGGTTGGAGATTTCTGGGCAAGATCACCACTAAATAAATCTGAAAATAACCAATTTGAAAATACTATAGAAGCGATACTTCAAAGAGGCGGAGATTCTGGTGAAAATATCGCAATTAAGGAAGCTCAAAAACTTAAGCAAGAGCTCGGAAAAGTAGCAAACTGGAAAAACAACGTAAATATAACAGATAAAGAAAAAATGGCTCGAGAAAGCTATGGAATAGTTAACGAGATGATTAATGAGGCAGTTGATAGTGGTGCGGAAAAAATAGGAAATAAAGATTTACTTGGGCAATTAAAGAAAGCAAAGAAAATGTTCTCTGGTAGTAAAGTAGCAGAAGAACTTCTTGAAAATAAAAACGCTAGAGAGCAGGGTAATAAATATATTGGCTTAACTGATGGCATCTGGGGCGGTGCTGCCCTAACTGCATTCGGCCCTAAGGGGTTGGCGATAATTGGAGCTAAAAAGATAGCAGAGAAATACGGCCCACAAAATACTGCAAGGTTTTTAGACAAAGTTGCAAAGGGTATTCAAAAAACACCAATGATTAAGAAATTAGCAAACGAGAATCCTGCTGCTTTTCAAGCAATGGTTTATCGCATAGGTGCAAAAAATGAAGCTAAGTTTGGTTCTGATGTTGTTAATGGTTTAAAAGCTGCTGATAACGAGGTTAAAGGTGAAGATAAATGGGTTTTAAATGGTCTTGATAAACTATCAAAAGTTGAAGGAATAAATATCAATGATCCAAAAACAATAGAAAGGCTAATTGTCGATAAAAGAGGGGCAAGATACTTAGCAACAGCCTCCGACTTAAAAAAAGATTCTAAGGCCATGAAAGCCTTAATTGAGAAAATAAAAAAACATATCAAAGATAATCCGAAGGGGCAAAAATGAAAAATCTATTATTAATATTAATTATCTTCACTAGCTATAATGCATTAGCTTCTAAAAAACTAATAACTGATGCAAGTATGGGCGCAGATGTAACAAGTCAACCAATAAGTATAGATGCAAAAAAAGGTTACTCGGTTCAATTAATCTATAGCGGTACGCCTAACGGAGCATTTACGCTTGAGGGAAGTGTTGATGGTAGCACATGGGAGTCAATAAACGGTTCTAATATAACCATCACAGCAAGCGGAGATAGTTTATACAATATATATAACGCTCAATATGCACTTTTTAGACTCGTGTTCACTCGGGCATCAGGGACAGGAACACTAAACGCTTATTATAAGCTTAAGGAGTAATCAATGAGATTAGTAATATTTTTACTTTTAATTAGTACGGTTTCTTTTGCGAACTATGTTGAAATAGGTGTTAATCCTCTTGAAATTTACGTCAAGGCAGTAGATGTAGACACAAATACACTTGTGGGAAGTACAACAGTAATGGATTGGCAAGAAACTGAAGACACAATGAACTTGTACAATGCAGGAGTTTTTACAGCGCCTCAAGACGATATTTATACAATTAAGTATGCGGTTAGATTTACAGGGAGTTTATCATCACTTCATATGCGCTATGTTGATGGCTCATTTACTGAGTATATGTGCTTTATAACCTCTTCAACTACCCATATATGTAGTGATCGCATTAAGCTTGATAGAGGTCAAACTCTTCACTACAGAGTTTTAACAGGTGCTACAACTGCCGATGATCCAACTAGAAACTATATAACAATTTCAAACATATAAGGCTTAGATATGACTGCAATAGTATGCCCAGAAATTAAAAAACAATATGTCGATGCTAACGGTGATCCTTTAAGTGGCGGCAAGTTGCACGTCTATGAATCTGGGACAACAACTCCAGTAAATAGCTACACGACAAAAGACGCTGATGTTGCGAACGCTAACCCAATTATTTTAAATTCCAGGGGAGAAGTTGAAACAGGGCCATTTTTAAATGCAGGATCTTACAAATTTGTTTTAACTGATTCTGATGATGTAACTATCTGGACTCAAGACAATATTGTAATTAGAGATTTTGGCACTGAAATAGATGCAATCGAAGTATCAATTGCAGAAAGTGAAGTTTCAACGCTTGCACCTAATAGACTTATATCAGGTGAGAATTCAGATAATAGTAGCGCGCCTAGATTTCTACTACCTGTGGCCTCTAATAATCAAGTAAAAATACTGGCAACATCTACTGACCTAGTTTACTCAGTCGAAGGCACTCAATACACGCTAGATAGCGATACTGTAGCAAGTGGTCTTTTAAGCCCTCCAACTTCAAATAATACAGCAGATATTAATGACTCTGTGGTTAGTGAGCAGGATTATGTTAAAACGCTCGGAATGTTTGGAACCTCAATTCCCATTGACAACATTGGTAGCGAGATTACAAGCTTAAACGGGAAATTAGCAGCTTTCAAAATAGAAGGCTCAGATGTTGAATATATAATAGCTAGGGTAGATTCTACCAACTCGAGACTAATTGAAGTTGTTAGAGGTTGTTTTTATGATTCAAATGGAAATCTAACAGTATCAAAAGCCTTTGCTGATGATGACACTGTTACGCTAATGAAGCTTACATGGATATATCTAAATACATCAGGACAGATGATAGTAAGCTATAACGAGCCTTTTTATTCTACGACACAGCCAAGCTCTCCAACTGATGGTGATATGTGGTACGACCTAACTAATAAGAAATGGAAAAGGTTTAATTCAACTGCCTTTGCTGATGCTTCCGTGACATTTCTGGGAACATGTATTCAAGACGAAAACGATGTCACAGTGGGTGCAAGGCCTGAGTTTTTCCATGCATCTTATAATGAAGATAATTCAATATCTCTTGAATATGTTTCAGCTACTCAAGTTAGAAGTAGAGAGAATAATAATTGTATAAATGTAAATGGATTTTCTTATGTTTTAAAAGATAGTTTTATTACTTGGGATATTACATCTCATTTAGAAAGTGGAGAGAGTGAAGACTCCGATTTAACTTTTTTCTGCTATCTTGATGAGGGGGGCGATCCTAAAATGTCAACAAAACCACCGATTGAACTTGAGGGAAGGTTAAAAGGGTCTTATCACCCTTCTGAAATGTGGCGATATGTTGGTTCCATTTATAATGATGAAAATGATGATTTTGTCGAATCAAGCTTAGTTAAAAGTGAGAAAGAATCTATTTTTGACAGTTCTCTTATTAAGTCAGAGCAAGGCAGCGGTAACACGATAAATTTAACTCACTTTGATAGATATGTTTTTTGTGATGTTTTATCAGGTGCAGTAACGGTTAATTTACCTAGTGCTAAAAATGTAGAAAGCAAAAAAATAACTATAAAGAGAAACGATGTTTTTGGCGGTATTAGAAAAGATTTAACAGATTCAGAGGTGACAACTGGCACAGATAACTTAAATATAGATGGCCATGGTTTTACTACAGGTAAAAAAGTTAGAATATCAAACAGTGGTGGCGCAGTACCTACAGGCTTGGCGGTGCTAACTGACTACTATGTAATTGTTGTTGATGTTGATAACATAAAGCTTGCATCTTCAAGGGCGAATGCTGACTCTGGCACACCTATAGATATTACTGCCGCTTCTGGTGGTGGTACTCACACAATAGAGCCTCAAGAAAATTCACTTACAATTAATCCAGTTTCAGGACAAACCATCGAGGGTGAAAGTTCAAAATTATTATATGGGGAGAATGAAATAATTGAGCTTCTTTCTGATGGTAGTAATTGGGAGTTGTTACACAGAGACAATGGAAACAATATAACTGAAAGTGAAATAATTATAGGTAAGTGGGACAATGAAACTCTGTATAGAAGATTTTTTAGAGAAGAAAGTCGGGCAGATGGCTTAACAATAGTTACTGGTGTCTCGAATCTCATTTCAACTGTTGGGTGGTCAAAAGTAGGATCGTTTAAAAGAACTATGAACTACGGTATCAGTGGGACTTTCTCAAGAGTTGACTTTGATGATGCTGCTGGCGACTTAGAAATAAATTCTAGTGCTAGTTATGTGTCTGAGTTTTACGTTGATTACACTAAATCATAGCTAAACAAGGAGTGAGCTGTTGAAAGTTGTTGTAGATTGGGTTTTAAAAATCATAAGTACAATTATAATGGGTGTGGCCCTGTATATATTTAATAGTTTTCAAGCTTCTTTCAAAGACATGAAAAATGATATTTCTCAAATGAAAGACAGTATCGTTGATTTAAATACCAAATTCGCAGTTTATAACGAAAAACAAATTTATTCACAAAAAGAAAGGTCTAGGCTTGAAAAAAGAATTGATCGTTTAGAGGAAAGAAAGTGACAAAATCGTTAATGATCTTAATGGCAATGCAATATCTAAACACACCTTATAAGTGGGGTGGAAATTCCTATGATGGCCTTGATTGTTCGGGATTTGTTCTTAAGGTTTTACATGATGTGGGCATTACGCTTCCTGATATGACCGCCAATGATATTTTTGAATATTGTCAGAAGAAAGGCGAAAAAGTTTATTCAGATGAATGCGATGCTCTTTTATTTTTTGGAACGAAAAACAAAATCACTCATATTGCTATTTCTATGGGTGTAATTGAAAACAAAAATTTAATGATCGAAGCAGGGGGAGCAGGGCGCAGTTCTTTAGAAATGAGCAAAGCTGAACTAGCTAAGCGTGATGCAAGAGTGAGAATAAAAGAAGTATCAAGTCGTAAAGACTTATATGCATCAATATATTTACCTTACAAGGAGTAGTAAATGAGTGAAGAAAAGAAAACACCATTAAAAGAATTAAAAGAGGGCGCTAAGGCGATTGGATATTTAGCAGGTGAGATTACTGAGGCTACAAAAGATGGACTTGGTATTGAGGATCTCAAGTCAGTTAAAGACATTATTGATAACCAGGCAATTGTTAGAGGTGGAATTGAAGGAATCGATGAGGCTTCTTTAAAAGGGCTTTCTTATGATGAAATTCTCGGAGTTCTTTTATCAATGAAAGAAGGTTTTGATATTGGGATTAAATAATGATTTCTAATTTATGGGCACTGATTAAAGCGGTGCCTGTTTTAATTACTACATTCAAGCAACTTGTTGATTTATATGTTAGTGAGCAAGTTAAAGCAATAAGAGCAGAACACATAACTATAGATGACCAGAAAAATGCTCTCTTAAAGGCAATTGAAAATGCACAAACAAACGAAGAAATTCTTGCTCATTCCGTTACTTTACGCAATCTTAATAGGGGCTAGTTGCGAGAATGAAAGGGCTTCAAATTATTTTAACAGACCTGTTTTAAAAGAATGTATTACGGCCATTCAAGATGGTGCAACACTTGGAATGATGGCTTGTGATGGTAAATTAGTCCCAATACCGTCAAAAATGGTAGTGCCTCAATCAAACGAAGACTACAAGAAAGCATCTAAATACTACAGCGATAGGGAAATAGGGCACTATATTTGTTATAGATTTCCGAGAAAATGCCAAAAGCGAAGGTATAGGGATTAAATGAATCTTCACGAGATTGTTTCTAATTATAAGAAAATCTCGAAGGAATTAGGAAAAACGCCCACCATTAAGGAAATAGTAAAACACTCAAATATAAGTAAAAGACAAATAAACAAATATACTCATAACGAGCTTTGCAGAAAAGCAGGGCTTAATCCAAACACCAATACGCATGGTTTTGAAAAAATAACTATAGAGATTAGGCCACCGAAGATATTAATACTCGATATTGAAACTGCGCCTATGCTCGTTAGAAGTTATGGGTTATGGAATCAAAATATATCAACAGGGTTTATCGTTAAAGATTGGTATATGATCTCATTTGCTGCTAAATGGGCGAATAAGAGTAAGTTCTACTACGCAGACACAAGATATACACACGAGAATGACCTTGAGCCATCAAAGCTCGCTCATAGCCTAATAGAACAGGCTGATGTAATTGTAGGTCATAACCTAGACCGCTTTGATATGAAAAAGCTCAATACAAGATTTCTAAAGCACAATTTACCACCGATTGGAAAAAGACAAACGATAGACACTTTAAAGATAGCTAAAAAGTATTTTGCAATATCTTCAAATAAACTAGATTACATCGCTAAATTCTTAGGGATTGAAGGTAAGAGGAAATCCAAAAAGTATAGTCAACAAGAAATGTGGAACGGCTGTTGTGAGGGGATTTTAGATTGCTTTAAGGAAAATGAAAAATACAACAAGCAAGATATTACTGTGACGGAAGAGGTTTTTGATAATCTCAAGAAATGGGATGAAAATTTAAACTTCCAGGCATATTACGGCAAGAAAGTTTGTATTTGTGGAAATGATAAATATAGAAAAGATGGGTTGCGTTATTCTAAGCAAGGTGCATTTCAAAGATTTAAGTGCTTAGAGTGTGGCAAAAATTACACTGGAAAAGAAAATCTAATTGATAAAGACTTAAGAAAAACATTTTACAAGTGAGGTTAAGTGAAGAAGTTCAAGAGCCATAAAATTGAAATCATGGGCAAAGAAGTTTTAGTTAATTTTATACCTCACGTTATCCACAGTGGGCAATATTGGTCTGGAATGTTTTATCCCGATAAATGGCTCATAGAAATTGCAACAGAAGGTAATACCGAGGACTTTATAAAGCATACTTTTTTACATGAATTAGGCCATGCAATCACTTATCGAATAGGTGCAATACAGGCAGATTTTAGCAATGATCTTCAAGAAATGATTGTCGAAAACTACGCTACTGTTTTAACTGAGCTGTGGGATTTCGAGTTATAATTAACATTATTTTGTGACACTTTTTGTGCGCCTTTTGTGCGCATATTTTTATCACCTTCATAAGTAATTAAAATGTTTATGTTTTTTAGAGAGTTGCGAGGGTTCAAGTCCCCCACAACTCTTAACTATGATAATCGATTTATTTTTTCATTATACTGTAAAGCAGAGTCACTTAAAACAAAATATAAATCCGCAAAGATTCCGCAAAGATTCCGCAAATTATAAGTTTTTGATTTTTAAAGAGTTAAGAAGCGTAAGTAATTGATTTAGTGGTAGCGTCGGGCAGAGTTGAACTGCCAATTATGACACTAAATAGTAATGATTTCGGTTGCTTGTATGGCGTTGTTTTTTCATCCGCACAAATTCCGCATATAATCACTGAGCTTCTTTAAACTCTAAAATATTAAAAGCGTCGTTAACATTTTCACTTTTTGCATAAACATATCGTTCCATTAAGGTCTTTGCTCTAACTCCTGACATTTTTTCTAGTACCGAAATGCTTACGCCGTTTGACTCTAAGTGTGATAAAAGTGCGTGTTTAATCTCATACATATTCAACTTAAATGTAGGTGTTTTTTTGAGTCCAGATAATTGGACAGCTTCACGCCATGCTCTTTGTATAGGTCTATCTGAAATTGAGTCTTTGTATTTACCTTTGAATATAAAAGAGTCTAATTCGTTTTCTATGCTTACATATTTTTGAAAAATCTCTCTAGCCTCACTAAGAAGAGGTAGGGTTAATTTAGAGTATTTTTCTCCTTCACCTTGAGACTTTCTTCCGGTTGTTAACTCACCTTCACTAAAGTGTTCGTCAAAAGTTATTGTGTGATTTACAAAATCAATATCGTTCCAACGCAAAGCCCTAAATTCTGAAGGTCTGACAGGATAGAAGAGAGCAAGACTTATTATGTCTTTATACTTTTCGTTTTTCACCTTGCTGCATATTAATTTGGCTTGTTCATAATTCATTATCTCAATGCGTTTTTTAGATGATTTGACTTGATCTAGGCGAGGCACACTCTTGATATGCCCTAATCTATGGGCCTCAAACAAAATGGTTTTAAGCTCATTTACAGTGTAATTAATTGTGTTTTCTGTTGCATCGTAATTAACTCTAAAGCCTCTTACTTTGTTGGTGTTGATAAGATTTACTGGTTGCTTTTTAAAAAAATTCTTTAGGTGGTTGCAACTTTTAACCTTGTTTTTATATCCTGACTTTGTAATCTCTTTGTTTTTCCATCTTTTAAAATGGAAAGGGAGATATATCTGGTCTACAAAGTTGGTAAACTCTAATTGTTCTCGCATTTTCTTTGAGTCATAATCTCTATAATCAAAATCACCACTTTCTAGTTCTGCTCGAATATTCTCAAGAGTGTTTAAGCAACGGCCAGCTTTTTCTAATCTTCTACCATTTTGGTCGTGCCTAATTGTTACGCTTTTTTTCTTACCAAGATCATCTTCAACCCTTGCTACAATTCTAAACCTTAGAGGGTGCTTGGAGCATGAGGCACAACGAGGGATGAGGATGCTTTCATCAAATTCATAATATTCGTTAAATTTGCCACCACAGCGGCACTGATTTGACTTGTTTTCATCAGCGTATATTTTAGCACTCAAGAAGTTGCCCTTGTTTAAAGAGTTTTGAATGTTAAAAAATACGGCCTTTTTCATTAATTATCAATTATTCCTTATTTGCTGTGTGTTAATTCCATATTCCAAAATAGAATCACTTATTTTATATTTAACTTTTCTTCAAGTTTTGATTTAATCTCATCCATATCAGCCCAATTTTTAACTTCTAAATTTAGGAGACAGCATATATTTTCAAATGAAGTACAATATTTATTATGCCAAATAGTATCGACCACAGCGGTGTTAATATTTTCCTCTTTAAAAAATACATCATATGTTAATTGCCTAAGAGCACTTAAATAATTTTTATTATCGCAACATGTTCCATCACTCATAATATTCCTACCTATTTTATTATTTTAGATGTTAAGTTCAACAAAACGCACAGCTCATTGTGGAGAGCCAACCCAGTGTTTGTCTCGTATAAACAAAAATCACCAGATATTAAATTTTCCACTAGCCACTTGTGTAAATGGAAGTGTTTTTCTAGTAGCTCTTGGTGATTAGCACTTAACTGAGAAAGCTCTTCTTTTAAGTTGATACTCTCATCTCTTTTATTTTTCATACTAATCTCCGTATATTATAAATAAATGCGCTTTTCCGTATAAGTAGTCTCGTTACTCTTCTTCATCTTTATAGCAACCGCCTAGCCACCTATTATCCGGCTCGTATACTAATATTATTACAAAAATCTCATGCACTAAAATTAAAAGCCTCTTGGCTTTACCAATAAAATCGCTCAGAAAGTTATCTCCCTGTTAACCACGACCACGTTGTGCCGTTCTTTATATTCTTAATGTTTTCCACTTCAACATTAAACTTTTCAGCAAGCTCCTTAATTGTGTGAGTATCAAACATCCCGCACATATTCGTCACCTGCTTATTAGTCAGTTTTGTTTTACCGCTATCTTCGCCACGCTTTTGCCACCCACCAGTCATTATCATTGCGTGATTAATGTTGTGTTTCTGGTCGCACCACTCGAGATTGGAAGCCTTGTTATTTGTTTTGTCTCCGTCAATATGATTAACATAGGGGTAGTTATTGGGATTAGGGATAAAGTGCTGAGCGACTAATCTGTGAACCCTTAGTGTTTTTGTTTTTCCATAAGAGATAGTAGGTAGCACATAGCAGTAGCCCCAATTATTAGGCGGAGTTTTCATCATCTTTTCCTTAACATTTTGGTAAACGCCGCGACGGAAAATCTTTCTCGCATTGCTCCTTACTCTGCCATGATTGCTAATTGAGTAATTACCCTTAAAACCATCTATATCTTTCCATATTTCACTATTCATTCTACCTCATTTTAATAATTTGCACTTATCTCTTAGTGAGTCGCCAAACTTAGAATCCATCAAAAAGTTTCCAAGCTCAGACACCAAGTGAAACGGCATAAAAAACGCTATAATAATTCCTAAAATTAACCTGTAAAAATATTTCATAATTTACCTCATTTTATACGCTCAATAGTTCTTCTTAGAAAATCTCTATGAGAATCCATTTCTTTCAATAATTTCTCTTCACCTTTTAATTCGCCATATAGTTTTCCAAAGAAGAAAGCTAAGATTAGCGGTGAAATTCTTATCAATACTTCTGAAAACAGCTCCATAATCGTCTCCTTTTTAAAATGTTAATTCATAACCAAGCTTACTCATAACTTTTTCAAGCTCTTTAACTTTTGGTTTATCTTTATCTGCTTTCTTTAAAGTGCCTGTAGTATTAACAATTTCTTGCATTAACTTTAGTGCTTTTTTGACGTGTTTTTCTTTCATTATTACTCCATATTCTAATTAATAGGCGAGTAGTTTTAAGTGATACTCAGCACTCAGTAGTAGTTAACATAGCTTTACTACTGGGAATGGTTTTTAGGGCTTAAGGCAACAACCCATGGGCTACCACGCCCAGAACCAGCTCGATAATCTAAATTATTTTATTGTTATACTTAAATTGCTAATAATTTCTTTTCCTTTTACTTCAAAGCAACTTATATTATCCAAAGTGCAAACGTAATCTAGCATGCATTCTTTGATAATTTCCTGAGCCTCTTTTTTTGTATCTGCCATGCCATAAAACTCCTCACAGCCGTAACTTCCATAGAGTATAATATATCTACCTGTTCTTTTTTTTGTCATACAAACTCTTACCTTTTATTATGTTGTTTATAATCAATCACATTCATCCAACTCCAAGCCTTACCGCTTTTAATAGAGCTTATGTTAGCTTGGGTTACTCCATAGTGTTCTGCTATTTTCCATTGTGGCATGTAACCTAAGAATGTCTTAATCGTTAGTATCTCCATATCATCTAATACGGTTTTTGGGTTATCAGTACCGAACATGCCAAACTTTAACCCAGTATCAAAAGCATGTTGAGTATTCTCTTGATTTGTCATCCACTCCAAATTTGAAACATGGTTATTATTTTTATTGCCATCTTTATGGTTTACTTGCCATTTATCCTTAGGTTTTTCAATAAAAGCCTCTGCTACTAATCGGTGTCTCATTTTACCTATTGTTTTTCCATTCTTTCGCAGAAATATTTGGTGGTAGCCGCGTCGATTTTTACCGCCGATTAAAACGGTTGGAGTTTTCTTTTTATAGCTAACAACTTCACCATTTTCATTGACTGTGTAGCCGTCGAAATTTTTTATATTTTTAACTCTGTATTTCAAAAATGATTTCCTTTGTTTTATTTAGTAGCTATTAGGTAAAAATGATTCAATACAATTAAACCTATCATCCGACCAACTAGCATCTTCATTCCTTTCGTATATGCCAGACCAATCCATAAACGACCCATCGCTAAAACTATAGGTGTTTCTATACTCTGAGCGAATAGTTCTCGGTCTTGTCTGTTCTTTTTGAAAGTAAGCTTCACCGTCACTAAAAACCAAGCACTTTTCACCTTTTTTAATTATGCGCCCCTCATTATTCCAATCTTCATAACTTCTTAATTCTGCCTCATAGATAAGGTCTTTTATCAGCAATTCATTTAAAGTCATAATTTCTCCTTAATCTATTCGCTTTTATTTATCTATTAACAGGTGACTTGCGTTGAATTTTAGCTCGATCATGCATTGCCAACCTAAAATTTTCAGCAAGATCGTCGATTTGTTTCTCTGTTAAATCTCCAAGCGCTACTTTTGGTGACTCTCTAAACCCGTCTTGGCGTTTACCTGTGCAGCTATTATCTATAATAATAAAGTTTGGTACAGTAGGGGTTTTAAGCTTAAAAGTTATTTCACTCATATATTCTTTCCTCTTTTATTTGTTAGCTTCGCAAAAAGCACTCGCAAAACCGTAGGGAGTCATGCTCCTTAGTACCTTTCTTTTTGAGTACCCTGTTTTCTCACAATAACCTTCGGGTATGTTTTTCATATCAGCAAAATGTTCAACAATAGACACAAAATCTTTTGCCCCAGAGCTGTGAGTAATTTCCCTTGGTTTTACTGGATTTTTTTTAGGAATATTAAACATGCCCCACAATGCTGTTTTCTTGGTATAGGCATCGCCATGGTCACAGGGGTTAAACTTATAATATGGATCGCCTAAGAATCTATTTAAATAACCACTCGCCGGATTCTCTAAAGCCCAAAACTTTAGATAAGAATTATTCTTTCTGAATTTATCAAAATAACACTCGTTAACAACACTTAGGCAAGAGTAAACAATATCCAAGCCAGCCCTTAAGTCTCTAGGTTCTTTTGCTGTTTTGTCGTTTCTAGCCAAAGAAAACATAGTACAAGGTGGCGCAAATAAGACACCATGAGGCTTTAAGGATACGCAGTAATCTTGAACTTCTTTTTTTTGTTATATCATAGTCTGGCAATGTCAAAACCCTAACATCATAGCCTTTTTCTTTATATGGTAAAGACCAGGACCCTGTTCCACCACAAATATCTAATATAATTTTCTTGTTATTATCCATAATAATTTTCATCCTTTTACATTGTTTTTAGTTAGGTGCCATTTATCGCAAAGACTGCACCTATAAGTACTTTTTAGTTTTTTATATTCTTTACTTACTTTTAACCACTTCATTTCTTTTAGAGCTTCTTCTCTGGTGTTGAAGCCTCTTTTGGTGATGTATTTTGAAGCGCAATTTTTTATCAAAACAATCCCTAACCGTTTGTGTTGAAGTACTCTTGCGCATGTTTATGAATATCGCCATGGTTTAAATGATCTTCATCTGCACAATATTCTAAATAAGACTCTGCTTTTTCCAGTTGGCTTTCGAGTTCTGCAATTTCTTTGTTTAGTTCAGCTATATGATTTTTTTTAAGCATTTCGTCTAAGTCTTTACTCCAAGCATCTTCACTCATAAATTCTCCTATATAATCCTATTCCTTTTAATTCTGCACCTAGTACTCGCAGACTTATAACTTAAAACTCGTTAACCAATAACTAGGATATGGCATTTCATATTTGCCCCAATATTTTTAATAATTGATAAACTACTGCAAGAGACACAATCGCTAGTAAGTATAAAATTGAGTTTTCTTTTTCGATCATCTCAAAACCCTCACATTGCATCTATACCTCCAAGGCATGTACCAGATTCGTTTGCAAACTTTTTTTGTTTTAATTGGTTCAAGTGCTACAATATCTGCGCACAGTTCGACTGCATAATTTATAAAGTATGCAAATGATTCTCTGAAAAAAGGGCCTGAATGTCTCGCGCCCATTGTATGCCCAACGCCTTCATGACCTAGGTTCGCTACAACCTTTATATCCTCCGTAGTGTCAAAGAATCTTGTGTTAATATGAATAGTTGGCTTGCCTGGATTCATATACCCCACAACTTTTGACCATAAGCGACCTTTAAAATCATCAATAATTAATTGTAAAACATAATCTTTTTTATTATTCCATTCTTCGTTGGCTTCCATAAGATATTTATAAATCTCTTCATTGGACATTTTTAAGAAAGGGGAGCCTTTACTTTCACCCTTTAGCCATTTTTCTCTATCCATATTTAAAATTAAATTCTTAAATTTATCAGATTGAATTATTTGTAATAAATAATTTGCGCATCTCTCTGCTTTTTTACGTCTAAACTCTGTGTTGAGTTTTCTTGTATCAATTTCAATTCCCTTAATTTTCATTTCTGAAATACTCCCTTAAGTCTGTCTTAAATTCTGTCATTATCTTTTGAGTCATTTTATAACTTGGTTTGAGTAACCCTCGCTCAATCTTAGATAATGTGCCTTGAGGTAGATTGATTCTTTCTGAGAACTCTTTCTGCTCAAGGCCGTTATTTAATCTGAATAATTTTACCCAATTAGTTTTATCCACAATAAAGCTCCGCATGACCATTAAGCCATGTTTCATGAACTCGCTCGTTTTCCTTTTTGGCTTTTCTTTTCTTGTTTGCAGTGTTCCAGTCTAAGCACCTTGCGCATGACAAAGTTAAACCATCATTAGATTTGTCACTCATGTTAAAAAATTCAATACTCTTTGGATAAAATTTCGCACAGTTTGTGCATTTTTTAATTTCCATATTTCCCCCATATTCCTCTAGAAAGGTAAATCGTCACCGCTATAATTATTATGATTATTCTCAAGAGGGGAGGTATCACCCTCCCCAGATTTCCCAGAATTATCAGAGTTGCCCCCGATAAATTGAACTGATAACGCTACAAACTCACTAATATATTTTTTATTACCGTCTTTGTCTTCATATGATCTTGATGTGAATTTAGACTCAATATAAACTTCTTTGCCTTTTGAAATGTATTGCGCGCATACTTCCGCTAATTTATTCCAAACAACAATATTCACAAATTGAGTACTTTCTTTTTCTCCGTATTTCTCGTTGATTGCTACTGAAAAATTGCAAACTGATTTTCCACTTGTAGTAGTTTTTAATTCTGGAGCCTGTGTCGCTCTGCCTATAAAAATACATTTGTTTAAATTAGCCATTTTTACTCCTATAATTTTTAATACACTTCGTTGCATCTATCTCTTCTTTAAATGAGCCGAGTCTCTTCTTTTTCTTATTTTCATAGACGACAACCTCCCATTTTTTGCTGGATCTACTAAAGTAAACTCCTTGATGTTTTGATGTGCCTAGTTGTTTCAATCTCTTGTTTTTTGCTTGAATTTCCCATGTAGCCCAGCGACAATTTTTTGGATCGTAATTGCCCTCGTTATCGATCCTGTCAAGAGTTGTGTCCTTAGGCCTAACCCCCATGTCTGCTAAAAATTTCTCAAAACTGTTCCACCTAACACAAAATGATATTCCTCTTCCTCCATAGTTTTTATACTCGGGAACATTTTTATTGAGGCACCTGTTTTTCATCGAGCACCATGATTTATAGGTTGGTGTTCTCGACATATTGTGTTTGGATAGTTTTTCAACCCTCCTCTCAGTCCTTAAACACCCACAACTCAGAGAATATTTTCCAATTCCATCTTTTCTAATAAGTTTTTGCTTTCCACATTCGCAAGAGCATAAAACTTTTTCTCTGCTTGTTTTGGAGTTATACTCATTTAAATTATAAGTTAGCCTTCCTTCTTTTTTTGTTAACTTACTCATCAAGCACTCCTTAAATTTTTATTTTCTAATTCATCTAAATATCTTTTTCCCCAAGTTGGATAATTGGGGTTATTTTCTTTTTTACCTTTTTCACAAAAACAATTAAAAACTCTATCAGCCATATAAGGTCGTATTTTTGAAGTAGCAAAAACTAATCCAATATCATTGCAGTGCTTACACTTTGACTGATTTAACCTTGATAATCCTGTCTTGATAGAATCCAATGCTTTTACGTTTCCATTAAGGCCCTGCATTAAACCTTTACTTATTTGCCCTAATTGCTCGGGCGTAAACATAGATTTAAATTCTTTTGATTCTTTGTTTTTTTGCTCGTTTCTATTTTGAACAATGAAAGGCTCAGCAATTTGCCTAAATTTAATTGGGGTAGGTGCATAACCACCTTGCATGAGTATTTCATCGCATACGCGCTTAAATTGATTTATCTTAAGAGTTTTCACTTGCTCATAAATTAATTGAACTTTTCTTTGAGAAAACTTATTAGCACCAAACTCATCAACAATATCTTGAATGAGTGCTTGAAAGTTTATTCTTGGTAGGTATTCAGACATTTGACACCTCTTCACTAGCGTTAACAAGTGCAAATAAATCAACCTTCGCGTTATTGCCCCCATATTGACCGTTTAAGACATCGATGATTTTTTCCTTATCGATTAACCAGTCAAGGGTGCAGACGAAGTTAGACGCTGAATTTGAGCCATTTAAGAACGTGTCTGATTTGATGTGCTCAAAACAGTTTTCCCATGTTGCTATTTTCTTTAATTCTGGATTAAGTTTAAGTAATTCAAAAAAGTTTTTGGTTGTTTCAGATTTTAAACCGATTGAGGGTTTTAATTTTCCATTACCTGAACAAATAACATTCCAACTTTGACGAACATCATCAAAAATAGTTTTCTCGCTCGCCTTTAAAGAAAGAATATTATTCTTTTTCTCTTTCTTATTCTCTTTCTCTTTCTTACGCGCGTTTTGACCGCGCATAGACCGCGCTTTTTTGAAGTCTCTACTCATTAATTCTAACAAGATAGATGAGTCAAAAATATATTCACTATCATTTGAACTTATTTTCCAAACTGTTTCTACACTGTTTGAAAACAAGAACGTCTCCATTTTGTTATAGGTTCTAAACCGTAACGTATCCTTTACGACCCTTTTTTTAACAGTTATAGATTTTGAATCTTCGCTAAATTTTTTCCCTAAAAGGCCCATCAAAAGCCAATATTTCCCAAAGCCATCAGTTCCAAATTCATCAAGTATCTCAGCAATGCTGTTGTTCTCTTCATGTGCATTTGTGTAAAATTTAATCCATTTCATTTCTTAGCCTAATCCAATTCAATTTCTGTGTAATCTTCAAAATCTTCCACTAGCTAACTCCCATGGCATCGATTGAATTTAATTTCTCAAGTCTTTTCTTAATTTCATCACTGCAAAAAATTAAATTCTCTTCTAATTGAGAAATGAATTTTTCGTCACGCTCTACGACAACGTGCAGGCCTCTTATTTCTGGATGATATGATCCAAAAATCCATTTTTTAAAGCCAGTGACCAACATAGAGCCTTGAACTTGTTGAAAATATTTCTGAGGTAATTTTCCAGATGATAAATAGGATAGATGATTGTGTGGAAGTGGGCATTTTAACTCTAAACCTATTTCGTTTTCTAAATCTAAAGCATCAGGGGAGCAACCAAAGCCACCCTTGATAGATTCTAAAAAGCCACATGGTTCAAAATTATGGTCGTAAGCAAAATTAAAGAATTCTAATGCTTCACTCTCTAACTCTTTTCCTCTTAACATAGCATCGCTTTGAAATGTCTCGTCAGGTTCACCTAATAATATTTCAGCCACTGCTCTATTAATAAGCTCTTCACTAGATGCAGATAATTTACCTGTTTTTGTGGTAATTTTATCAAATACCGAAGCCGTTAGCTTACCAAGTCTTGCTTGAAACCACTCGTCTGATCCTTGCTCACATTCTATTATCCTATACATTGCAACCTCTTCTGTTTGAGAAGATTTATAACTTTTTTCGCCTCTAAGAATGATAGAGCTTCTAGTGAATCTGTCTTTGCAAATTTGAGCACCTTTTTTAAGTCGGTGTCAGTGTTAGAGATTAGATTGTCAATTTCAGCTAATTGACTCTCACTAATAGTCATATCAATTGCTCTATTAGCATCATCATCTTCTTCGGCGGTAACAATTCCAAGAGCGTTTTCAAGCGCAACTCTTTTTGCATAAGTCAGTGCTGATTTTGCCCTTTGGCTTGCATTCATTCTGTTGTCGTCATGTAGTGGGTTAAAGAAATATGAATACTCTTTTTCATGGCCACTTTTGTGATGAATTGTTGTTATTAATTTTCTAATTTCAGCTTGACCACTCTCTTCTACATTGAAGGAGTAGGCTAATCCCCATTTACTCAGTATAGGCTTTATTTGGAATACTATTTCATCTAATGGAGAGTAGTTATATTTTGTTTGGCTTCCAGTTTTCTTGGAAGTGAAGTCAATTTTCTTAATCCTTCTTATTATTGGGCACTCGGCTTGAAAACCAGAAAGGGCTATTTGGAAGTCTCCCTTTGCCTGCCTTTCTTCCATTTTTATCTGTAAATCCAAAAACTTCTCTAATCTTTCAGGATCAATGTCTTTTCTTTGCACTATTTCAACTAGTGCATTTTGCATGTTGTTGTTTTCATCTTTACTATTACTCATTTTATACCTCACATTCTTTGCTACAAAAATTATGATTAGATTCCGCATCACTAATACTTGCATCAAATTTACAATTGCATTTTTCACATGTTTCTATTATTTCTTGTCGCTCTTCATAACCATAAGGATCATAGTGGCGATTATATTCAGATTCTCTTTGTTCCCAATTATCCATTTATTACCTCACTTGAAAGTTCGAGTTTTTGAATTTCTTTGGCCCAATATTCACGAGCAGTTTTCTTAATTTTTTCTTGTAAGCAAATAAACGCATAAGGATTCAAAGAGAAAAAATACTTTGCAGCATGAGAGCCTTTATCATTGTCATATATTTTAAAACTTTCTAATTTTGGCTGAAGTGTCTTTTCACAAAATGAACTCTCAGCAAGAAGAAGTAAGTTAAAAACTTCTCCATTAATTTCTAGTTTTTCATTTACTGAATGTGTTTCAACCCAATTTAAATCCATAAAAACCTCCAAAATTTGCCGTAAAAATCCATTCTGTAAAAATTACAGTTATATAAATAAATCCTGTTTTTGATTAAAGCCTCGTGCTATTTGTTTTGCGTCCCTCGTGGACTAGGCTACTTGATCTACTTCATCAAATAGCTCTTTAACATTTACCTTTAAAGCCTTGGCTAATTTAGTCATGCTGTTGGCAGACAGTGAATGACCATAATTACCCTTGTAAAGCTTTCTTACGATTGACTCTGATAATTCCGATTCGTAAGAAATTCTACTCAATTCTTTTCTTCCGTTCTTTTGTACTTGTTGCTCTAAAAGTTTCTTTATTGTTTTCTTCATGTGTAATACTTTACGGCAAATCACGACGTAAATCAAGCTCGTGAACGACATAATATGGAGTTTTGTAATTTTTACAAGGGTTTAAGATATAAGTATGGTAACGGCTAGTGAAATTTTCATTAAAAACCTTATAGACTTGAGAGAGTCTAAGGGATTGACTCAGGCGAATGTTGCTGAAAGCCTGGATATTACCCTTAGAAGGTATCAGAGATATGAGTATGGAGATAATTTTCCTAAACCGGAAACCATTGATTTAATTGCTGAGTTCTACCAAATTGAAGCTTACGAGCTCTTATCAGAGAGGAATAGTGCGTCCAACCTGATAACATTAAAAAGTGTTTTTGATGTTCTATCGAATAAGGCTAATTTAATCGAGAAAATGTCTAAGATCCCGAGCGACTCAAGAGCGTGGCAGGGTATAGAGGCAATGATTAACGGCGCTTTAAACGAGGTTGAGAAGAAGAGTCAGCGCAAGAAGGAGAGCTAACAAGTCTTAATTTACTCTTTTTACGTATTTGAATTTCGATAACCACATACTCATTTTCACTAATTAAGGAACCTTCCTTCATTCCAGAATCATTAAAGCCTTTAAAAAACTCAAATAATTTATAAATCAAGTTATCAATATCCATTATTTATATTCTAAAGGTTTATGGTAAAATACCGTATAGGTAATATATTCTGTTAAGAATTAAGAAAATCTTAATATAGGGGCGCTTATGAGAATTTTAATTATACTTAGTTTACTTGCTTCGTGTGCAACATCAACAATAGTTACAAAGCCAACAAAGCCAAAGCACGCACCAAAGGGATATGTTCCAGTAGGTGTTGCCAGATATTTAAACCAGGGCGCAGATTCTATTATTGAAAAAAGAAGGGAGCATGCTTTTAAATCTATGAGCGATTCATGTAAGGGCGATTACGAAATCCTCAGAGAAGGTGAGAAAAAAGGCAATTCTTGGGTAGATAATAGCGCAGGATATACAGCCATTAAGTCTAAGCGATATTGGTATATTGAATTTAAATGTAAATAAGGGCCCGAAATAATTAGATATTTAAAAATAATATCTTATTGAATTACTTTTTTACTTCACAACTCCCCATAGGTTAATTCTATGCTTTATGTATGGATAAAAACCTTATTGATTTAAAACAAAAAATCCCATCAATTGCAGAGCTTGAAGAGGCGCATATTCTTAATGTACTTGAGCTTTGCGAATACAAGAGAAATGAAAGCGCCACAGTCTTAGGGATTTGCAAAGAAACTCTATGGTACAAGATTTGTAAGCTCGAAGAAAAAGGGCATACAATTCCTCAGTATCAAAACAAAAAATTAGAAATTAAGCATCAAAGAAAGCTTTTCCCAACGAACAAAGAAAGGCTTGCGTACTATAACGATATTATAAACAGGGATTTTTTATGAACGAAACGCAAAGAAGCAAGCTTCTTAACATTAAAGATCACCTAGAGCTAGATAAAGATTTAAAGATAAAAGACTTGGAAAAGGAAAATGCGTTTCTGCTCATTCAAGTGAATAAGTATAAAAAAAGGCAAGTTGTTGAGGTCGGTAATAATGAAATATTTGAAAGGGCCAATGCTAAAATCAAAAAAATTAAAAAAGCACACTCTGAGCATTGCTTAAATATCACAAAAGCTAAGAATAAGTACAGAGACCTTATGATCAAAGAAATGAATATGAGAAAATTTATAGAAAAAATGATTAAAAATAAGTTTGGCTCTGATGCATTTATAGAGATTATGAATCATATTGATAATCCAGACAAAGCTAGGAACTTCCCAACAATCGAAAGGCAAGATAGATTTAAAGAGGCAAGAGAGGTGTATTTAAATGAACTCAAGAAATAAAGGTCACTCTTTTGAGAGAGATATTGCAAAGAAATTAAGGTGCGTTTTTCCAAGTGCTCGAAGGCATCTCGAATATCACAAAGAAGACTGTAAGGGCTTTGATTTAGATAATACTGGAAAATTTAAAATTCAATGCAAGAGAGGGCGTAACTATGCACCTATCAACAAGATAGAAGAGCCTGAATTGTTGGAGGGTGAGGCGCCTGTGTTAATTACAAAGGGTGATAAGAAGAAAATTGTTGTTTGTATGTATTTTGAAGATTGGATTAAATTACTTTAAAGGGGTTTTATTTTGGATAATTTACCTAGGAAAAATGAACACAAGCTCTCATGGGCTAAAACTGTTAATCACTCGGAAGATGTTGGAGAAGTTTTAAATAGGCTTAGCAAAGAGGGTGTTAATGTTTGTGAGATCATAAGAATTGCAACACGTGAGTATTTAAGAAAGCACAAGCTTATAGATTAATATATTTATATATTTTTATGTATATAAAATAAGGATTAATATTTAATTATGTCAAATAAGAAAGATCCAAAATCAAATCTAACGCCCAAGCAAGAATTGTTTTGCATGGAATACCTTAAAGATTTAAATGCGACACAGGCAGCGATAAGGGCTAAATACAGCGAGAAAACTGCGCAAGAGCAAAGCTCGAGACTGTTATCAAATGTTATGGTGCAACAATTCATACAAAAGCAATCTAGTAAGAAGATGAAAAAGCTAGATGTTGAAGCAGAAGATATAATTAAATCAATTATTGAGATTCGTGATATATGCGCAAAGACTGTTAAGGCTCAAAGAAAAGATGGTGAGGAAGTCGAGTCTTGCGTTGATGCTAGTAGCGCAATTAAATCAAATGAGCTTCTTGGTAAATACATTAAAATGTTCACAGATAAAATTGAGCTATCTGGTGATGAAGAAAAGCCAATTACCGTTAAGAACATTGATCTTGCTGAAAGGCTTAAAAGCTTAAAGAAGAAAAGCTAATGAATCTCTCTGATTTAACGCGCAAACAATCAAATGAATTATACATAGATGTTCTAGCTGATAATGATATTGAGACAATGCGCGAGCTTTGTAAGACTGATTTATTCTTTTTAATGACAGTTGTTTTCAATAGAAAGGATATTGATAAAGATTTTCTTTATGATAGATGCAGAGAGGTTGAAGCAAATCCTGATGACTATTTAGATTTATGGGCAAGAGAACATTACAAATCTACGATTATTACCTATGGAAAAACAATTCAAGATATTTTAATTGACCCTAATATCACAGTGGGTATTTTTAGCCATACAAGGCCCATTGCAAAAGCCTTCCTGGATCAAATAAAAAGAGAGCTCGAGTCTAATACTTTTCTGCAAGATTTATTTCCAGACGTTTTATATAAAAAACCTCAAAGTGAAGCTACTAAATGGAGTCTTGATTCTGGTATTATTGTAAAGAGATCACAAAACTCAAAAGAGTGTACGGTTGAGGCTTGGGGTTTAGTTGATGGTCAACCAACTGGTAAGCATTTCAAAAGATTGATTTATGATGATGTTGTCACGAGAGAGTCAGTAACCACACCAGAGCAGATTAAAAAGACTACAAGCGCACTTGAGCTTTCGTATAATTTAGGTGCTAAAGGTGGCTCACGGCGCTTTATAGGCACTAGATACCATGCAAATGATACCTATAGAGTGATAATGGATAGAGGCACAGTAACACCTAGAATTTATCCTGCACGAGAAGGCGGAAAGATTGATGGCAAGCCTCTTTTTTTAACTGAGAAAGAATTAACTGAGAAACGTAGAGATATGGGCCCATATACTTTCGGATCACAAATGCTTCAAAATCCTGTAGCTGATAATTCGATGGGCTTTAAAACTGAATGGCTTAGTTATTATGAAAAAGCAAACTTAGATTTTAAGGGTTGGAATTTATATGTCATTGTTGATCCTGCCAATGAGAAAAAGAAGTCTAATGATTATACTGTCATTGTAGTTATTGGACTTGCACCTGATGGTAATTATTATTTAATTGATGGTGTAAGAGATAGGCTTAATTTAACCGAGAGAACTTCAAAGGTTTTCGAGTTTGTTAGAGAGTACAACCCATTAAAGGTTATCTACGAAAAGTATGGCATTCAGTCGGATGACCAGCACATAAAGTATGTAATGGAGCAACAAAACTATAGATTCAACATTATGACCATTGGCGGTGCTACACCAAAGAATGACAGAATTAAAAGACTTATACCTATATTTGAGCAAGGCAAGTTTTGGCTACCTAAAAAGCTATTTTTTACAGATCATGAAGGAAAAACAAAAGATTTTGTAAGAGATTTTATTGAGGATGAATTTGATTCTTTTCCTGTGTGTATTCACGATGATATGCTTGATTGTATAGCTCGAATAGTTGATCCAAAAGCCTTTGTGATATTTCCAAAACCTAAGAAAGAAAAGAAAGATAGCAATATTAATATAATACATGGGCAGGGTTCATGGATGGGGTGAGTTTGTGAATATAATCGAACAGATAGAAAAAGAATCTTTGAGTAGTTGGAATAGCTTTAACGAGGTTGAGACAATCTTGCTAGAAGTGCCACCTGAGAAGATTGATTTCAAAATTCATAACGCCTTAGTTGATATTAAGAAATTCACTAAAAAAGGTTGGGATAAGAAGTTATTAAAGGCACAGACAGCTTTAAATAATCTCATTCGAATAAGAGCAGTTTATGTGGAGAGTGATTTAATTGCACCTCTTGAGGGAGAAAATGGGTAATGTCGCTTTTTTCCCGATTAAGTTTATCCAAAAACCTGAGAAGTTAATTGCTCTTGAAAAACTACAGGCTCAAATAAAATACACTAATCAATGCATCGACACTCAAGAAAAAGATAATCCCTTTATGAAAATGGTTAGAAAGCAAAAACTTGCTAATAGTTTGAGAGCTCAAATGCACGTAATCAAAGAGCAGTAATAATATATATAAAAAAGTATTATTAAGTATTATTATACAGCAAAATTATTCTTTAACATTTAAACGTGGAAAAACAATCAAATGACAACGAAGATGTTTTAGTTCGCGCTAAAGAAAGGTTTTCAAACGCACTCGAAGTTGAGTCAGAGAACTTGCGTCTTGCTGATGAAGATATGCAGTTTAGAGCAGGAGAGCAATGGCCCGAAGAAATTAAAAGGCAAAGAGAGCGCGATAACAAGCCATGTTTAACAATCAACAGAATCCCTCAAAATATCCACCAAATCACAAACGATCAAAGGCAAAATAGGCCATCAATTAGAATCAATCCTTTCGACGACTATGCAGACGTTGAAACGGCAAAAATATTACAGGGATTAATAAGAAACATTGAGAATAATTCTCATGCTGATGTTGCTTACGATGTGGCAGCTGACCACGCAGTAACAGGTGGTCGCGGTCACTTTAGAATTAAGACTGATTACTGCGATCATATGACCTTCGATCAAGACATTAAAATCTGTGCAATCTTCGATCAAAACGGTGCGATTCTTGATCCTTCACATAAACAACCAGACGGCTCAGACGCTAGCTTTGGCTTTGTTTATGAAGATATTTCAAAAGATGAATTTAGAGCGCAATGGCCTGACTCAAAGATGTGTGAGGCTGGCTTTGATTGGGGCGATGTTGATGCTCTGTGGTCTGATAAAAATACCGTAAGAATAGCAGAATACTTTGAGAAAACTTATAAAAAAGACACTCTTTATCTGCTTGAAGATGGCTCTACAGTTTTAAAGTCAGATATTAAAAAGAATAAAGAAACTGTTAACGCTTTAATGGAGCAAGCAGGAATTGAGGATTTAGATTCCTACCTTAAAAACCTAGAGAGTCGTGAAACTCAAGTGCCAATTGTTATGTGGTACAAAATGAATGGTGAAGAAGTTTTAGAAAAAACTGAGTGGCCATCAAAATATATCCCAATTATTCCAGTTTACGGCGAAGTTCTTTATGTAAAAGGAAAGAAAGTCACTGAGGGGATAGTTAGACACGCTAAAGACCCACAAAGAATGTACAACTACTGGGCAACTTGTGAGACTGAGACAATTGCACTAGCTCCAAAGGCTCCCTTTATAGGTGCGGAAGGTCAGTTTGAAGGTCATGAAGCTAAGTGGAATACTGCCAATGTTAAAAACTGGACGTTCTTAGAATATAAACCAACTTTGCTTGATAATGGGCAAATGGCACCACCGCCACAAAGACAATATGGTGAAGCTAATACTCAACATATAACACAAGCTAGAATGCTTGCTAGTGATGATTTAAAGGCTACTACAGGTATCTATGATGCTGCCCTTGGCAATCAATCAAATGAGCAAAGCGGTGTCGCTATACGTTCACGCTCAATGCAATCTCAAACAGGTAATTTTCATTTTATAGATAATCTTTCAAGGTCAATCGCTCATGCAGGGCGAATCATTGTCGAGCTTATACCTGTAATTTACGATACTGAGAGAGCAGTCAGGGTTATTGGTACAGAAGATGAGCAAGAGTTAGTTCACTTAAATAAAGTTTTTACAGATGAGAAAGGCGAAAAGAAAAAATATGATGTTTCACTTGGAAAATATGATGTTGTTGTTGATGTAGGCCCGAGTTATGCAACGAAAAGGCAAGAGGCAGTCGCTTCTATGCTTGATCTTTCACGTTCTAATCCTCAATTAACTGCCGTTGCTGGCGACTTAATGGTTAAGAATATGGATTGGCCACTAGCCAATGAAATATCAGAGAGAATTAAGAAAACTATTGATCCTAAAATTCTTGGTGAGAATGAGGGTGAAGTACCGCCAGAGATTCAAGCTCAAATGGATGAGATGAATATGATTATCGAGCAAATGACCGCTCAACTAGATGATGCAAGATACAAGCTTGATAACAAAACCTTAGAGCTCGAATCTAAAGAGCGAATCGAATTTGCAAAGCTTGAGAATGATCTAAGAATTAAAAGTGCTGAACTAAGTGTTAAAGAAAGCGCAAATCCTAATCAAATATCAATTCTATTACAAGAAATCGCACAAATTAACGAACGTATGGAGCTACTTAAAATCGATAGCCCTATCTCGCAAGATGAAATCGCTGAACAACTAGAAAACGAAATACAAAATAATAACCTTCCTGGTGGGGTAGCACCAGAGAATACGGGCCATGCGCCTATGGGAGAAATTTAAATGAGCAATGAAACTGATTCGATCGAAGTTCAAACTAATGAAAACACTACAGAGATAGCTACTCAAGGAGTGGAAAATAATCTTAGTGATGAAATTGAAAACGAAGAAGAAACAAGCACCGATTCTGACGACAACATGGAAGATGACGCAGAAGAAAACGAAGAAACTGAGGACTCGGACACTCAGGAAAAGGAAGGTGAAGAGGTATCTAATAAGCCTAAATCTAATGGGTTTAAAAAGCGCATTGATAAGCTTAAAAGAAAAGAGGCTGATGCTCTTAGAGAAGTTGAATACTGGAAAGCTAAGGCGCTACAGGAAAAAAATCAACTTGAAAAAGAAGAGCCAAAAGCTAGCGTTCAAAGTGACTCAAAGCCGACACCAGATGATTTTGAAACTCAAGAAGAGTTTATTGATGCTCTGACAGATTGGAAATTAAACACTGCTTTAAAACAAAAAGATGAAAACTCGAAGAAGGATTCTTTGAGGCAAAAAGAAATTGAGACTGCACAGAAATGGCAATCTAATATAGAAAAGTTTTCTCAAGAGAATAATGTTGAAGACTTTGGGGATTTCATTGAAGAGAACCTTGACGGAATTTCAGCAAGCGAAACTGTTGAGAGGGCAATCCTAGAAAGCGATCTAGGCCCTAATATTCTTTATCATCTAGCAGAAAATCCAGACTTAGCAGAGAGAATAAGTAAACTCTCAGACACTCAAGCTCTTATGGAGATTGGTGTTATCAAGAGTCAATTGTCTAAACCAAAACAAACAAAACAAACAACAAAAAAGAAAACTAATGCGCCTACTCCGATAGCTTCGGTTCGTGGTGGTGGTGTGGCCAACAAGTCACTAAGTAATCCTAACCTCACACAAGCAGAATATGAAGCTCTTAGGGCGCAAAAATCAGCAGTCTAATAGCTGAAAAGGAAAAGAAATGAGTAATTCAATATTAACAGATTCAATTATCGTCAAAGAGGCGTTAATGGAGCTTAAAAACCAGTTAGGTTTTACAAAGTCAGTAAATCGTCAATACGATGATAAGTTTGCAGTTGAAGGTGCGAAAGTTGGTAGCACAATTAATATTAGAAAGCCATCAAGATACACTGTTACAGATGGTGCAGTTCTTAATGTTCAAGATTCTGAGCAAGAAACTGTTGCTTTAACGCTTGATACACAAAAGCATGTTGGTATGGGGTTTTCAAGTAAAGACTTAACTCTATCTCTTGATAGATTTAACGAGCTTCATATTAAGCCAGCAGTTACAACTCTTGCAAACGCTGTTGATTTTTCTGGGTACCAAGCAATGTATAAAAATGTATTTAGCTCTGTAGGTGTACCTAGTGCAAGTGCATTTCCATCAACGCTTAAGGGGTTTACTCAAGCTAAAGCAAAAATGGCTTCTCTTGGTTCAGCGATTGATCCTTTAGTTGCTATAGTTGATCCTCTAGTTGAAGCTGAAATGGTTGAAGGTCTTAAGGGGCTATTTCAATCTTCTGAGCAGATTAAGCAACAGTATGAAAAAGGAACAATGGGCTTTGCTGGTGGTTCTAGGTTTAAAATGTCTCAAAACGTATCAAAGCATACTGCTGGTTCAGTTGCTGGTACACCTGCGGTAGATACAACTATCTCTGCTAACGGTGCGGCGGCAATCCACCTTGATGGCATTACAGGTTCGATTTCTAATTGTTATAGAAAAGGTGATGTAATTCAAATCGGTGGAGTTTATGCAGTTAACCCACAAACAAAACAAAGCACAGGGCAATTGGCTCAATTTGTTGTCACTGCTGATACTGATTCTGATTCAAATGAGATTGCATCTCTTCCAATTTCACCAGCAATTTATGCGTCAGGGCCTAAGCAAAATGTTGATGCATTTCCAGTTGATGGCGCTCTAGTTACATTGTTCGGCCATGCAAATAGTTATGCAGGGGTAGTTGCTCCACAAAACATGGTTTTTCACAAAGACGCCTTTGCTCTTGGTTGTGCTGACTTAGTACTACCAAAAGGAATGCACATGGCGGCAAGAGCTAGTGATCCTGAGAGTGGTTTATCAATCAGATTGATTTCTGGTTATGACATCGTAAACGATAGAATGAACTCAAGACTTGATATTTTATTTGGTTGGAAGTGTTTATATCCTGAATTTGCTTGTCGTGTAGTTGGTCAACCAGCTTAATTTTTAATTAATAATTAGGGGCGCATAGCCCCTAGTATAAGGAGTTTATATGAATACTGAAACGGACACTTTAGATATTAAGTTGCCAGTAAGTCCAGAGCAAGCAGATGCAATGACTGCTCAACTTACAACAATTACACCAGCTGACGCAGAAGGTTCACCTGATTATGCAATTGCAGCAATTACTAACTCTACAGCTTATGGCTTTGCTTCGGCTCAAGAGGCTATCACTGTATTGTATGTAATTAAGAATTTACAAGAAAGACTTTTAGAAGTTGAAGCGATTCTTGAAGATCTTAATGCTGTAGCAGCTAACTAATTAAATTAAATGAGCACTAAGTGAGAGCTTAGTGCTTTTTAAGGGCTAAAAATGAGTAAAGAAAAAGACATATTCCCTAAGTGGAAATTTCACAAAGATGAAATTGAGGGAAAGATATTTAAAAGCGAAGAAGATTTTAAAAAAGCTGGTGATGGTTGGGTTAATAGCCCTGTATTGCTTAATCAAGATGTTAAAGAGGACGTTGCTGATTTATCTAATGAAAAAAAAGTAACAAAAAAGAAAGTAAGTAAAAAAGCAAGTAAGAGAGTGAGTAAAAAAGTTTCAAAAAAGGTTGTGTAAATGACTACGGCAAGAGATTTAATTCAAGATGCATTTGAAAATATTGGTATTCTTGCCGAGGGTGAAGCAATGAGCGCTGATGCTGCTCAAAAAGGTTTAAGAACTTTAAATCAAATGATTTCTAGTTGGAACACTCAAAACCAAACTGTTTTAGGTATTCAGATCGAAGAGCTTTCTTTAGTTATAGGTCAGACAAGCTACACGATGGGTTCTGGTGGTGATTTAGATACAACAATACCGATTTATACAGACTGTGCTTTTATTAAGCTTTCAGATAATATTGAGTACCCTATAGAGGTAATTGATAATAAAAAATACGGTGATTTAATCTTAAAAACTGAGCAATCATCAATTCCAAGGCAGATTTATATAGATAAAGGTTATCCGCTAAAAACAATTAAAATTTATCCTAAACCGAGTCAAACAAGTACGCTTATCCTTCATAATTATAAACAAATTACAAGCTTTTCAGGTCTTGCGAGTTTAGCAAATTTACCGCAAGGGTATGAAGAGGCAATTACATATAATCTATCAATAAGACTTGCACCAAAATATGGTAAGTCTATCTCTCCAGAAGTCTCAACTATTGCAAGTCAGTCGCTGAGTAACATTAAGAGAGTTAATTCAAGCATGAGAGAGGCGCAATTAGATCCTGCATTAGCGTCTTCTCGCTATGGATTTAATTGGAGAACTGGCGAATGAAGTTAGATGGTTTTATCGGGCCTAGTTATACATTAGATTCGAGAAGCATCGACTCTCAAAGGTGTGTGAATCTTTATCCGAAGGTTAATGAACTTGGTAAGGGTAAAGAGAGGCAAGTTGCAAGTTTAATAGGTACGCCTGGCTTAAGACTTTTAACCACTCTTGAAAATGGGCCTATAAGAGGCTCTTACAGAGCTTCAAATGGTCTGCTCTATGTTGTTAGTGGCGAAGGTCTATACTACGTTAATTCATCGTTTACAGGCATTAAAATAGGTGATTTAGAGACGAGTACTGGTGTTGTTGATTTTGCTGATAACGGAACTACTTTAGTCATTGTTGATGGCCCTAATGGTTATCATCACACACTAGGTTCATTATCTTTAACTCAGTATGGTGATGCAAGTTGGTTAGGCTCATCTAAAGTCGGCTATATCGATAGTTATTTCATGTTTAATGATCCTAACACAGGCGTATTTTATCACTCTAATCTAAATAGCACAGTAATAGATGCTCTTGATTTTGCAAACGCAGAAGGAGCTCCAGATAACATTGTGTCGACTTTGATTAATCATAGAGAGGTATGGCTTTTCGGAGAAGATAGCATTGAAGTTTGGTATAACTCGGGTGCTGCTGATTTTCCTTTTGAGCGCGTTAGTGGTGGTTTTATAGAGTTTGGTTGTGCCGCTGCTCATAGTGTTGCAAAGATTGAGAAGATGAATTTTTGGCTAGGTCGCAACAAAGAAGGTCATGGAATAGTTTATGCTGCCCAGGGCTTAGCACCTCAGAGAATTTCTACTCATGCAGTAGAGCTTGCCATTCAATCTTATGGTGATATTTCAGACGCTACAGCTTGGACTTACCAAGAAAACGGCCACTCATTTTATGTATTAAATTTTACTAGTGCTAATACTTCATGGGTTTATGATTTAAGTACAAGGCTATGGCATGAGAGAGCATATTTAAATGGTGGGGATTACAAAAGACACAGAGCAAATTGTCATTCGTTTGCATATAACACGCATATTGTTGGTGATTATGAAAACGGCAATCTTTATGCGCTAGAATCAAATTATTATACAGATAATGGTCAAGAATTAAGGCGCATGAGAATTGCACCACATATGTCTAATGACCTTAAGAGAATACAATATCATTCATTTCAGTTAGATGCGGAAGTTGGTGTCGGCTCAATAGAAGAAAGCCAGGGCAATGATCCTGAGGTAATTTTGCAATTTTCTAATGATGGCGGTTTTACATGGTCAAACGAGAAGAGAACAAAACTTGGTAAGATAGGTAATTATTTAACACGAGTAATGTGGCGAAGATTAGGCATTGCAAGGGATAGAGTTTTTAAGGTTGTGATTTCTGACCCTGTAAAGATTGCTTTAATTGGCGCTCACATAGAAGTGGAAGGATTAAGGGATTAACATGGCCGAAAAATTCACTCCAATTCCCAATAGATCACCACTAACAAATGAAAGCGGTTTAATCTCACAAGCATGGAGGCAATTTCTTAATGCTATTTTTGGAGATATTTATAAAAGAATTGAAACTCTTGAAACTCAAAGCGCAGATTATGAATCAAGAATAGATGCACTGGAGAATCCTTAATGTTTAGCGATTATGTCAAAGAGAGAGGAAAAGAATACATAGAAACTGAGCACGGTTTCGCTGTTTATCATATGGAAGATATTAACCTTCATATTGATGAAATTTTTATAATGAAAGAATTTAGGAAAGATAAAAAGGCTAGTGAACTAATTGATATTTTAGCGAGCATGGCCCAAGTAAATGATAAAAAATTTGTAACATCCT